CATACTCTTGTTGCGTTTACAGCTTGGCGAGGTTGCACTACATCTGGCAGTCCTATTGGGGCAACGCAAACCTCCTCAAACGGAAGTAACGGAACCTCTATCAGCGCAACCGGTCTTACTACCACCCAGGCGAACTCCATGGTGGTTGCGACCTGTTGTGCTGGGGATAATGCAAGTTCCAGTGGCTGGACCAACTCTGATCTGGCCTCTATTACACATGCCGGGGATGCAACTACAACTTCTGGTTCCGACGGTGCAATTAGCGTAGCTTACGGAATTAAGACTTCTGTTGGCGCTGTCGGTGCAACGACCGCTACACGGTCCGCAAGTGAAGAGCAGGCTAATATTGTTATTGAATTGCTTGAGCCGGCACCTACAACTCAGACTAAAACTGCTAGTGCGGATGCTAAACTTCAGAAAGCTGGGCTGACCAAAACGGTTAGTTTAGGGGCTATTCTGCAAAAACAAGGGGAAATAAAAACAGCTTCACTGGATTCAATACTTATAAAAATCATCACTAAAACTGTCAGCATGGACAGTTATCTGGTAGATTCACTCGACCCTGATTCTTTTGATGGTGGGGCTGGCGTTACCTTCGATAATGATCCAGGGCCGTTTGATCCTCCGATTACATTGACGGCCCTGGCGGATGCATTACTGCAAAAACAGATTACCTCTACAGCTTCCCTTGATGCAATGCTGCAGAAACTGGGTTTAACCAGAACTGCCGTTGCAGACGCTTTGTTGCAGAAACAAGGACTGACTCTGAGCTTTAGTTCGGACGCGTTACTGAAAGCGCTGGGGGTAGAGCTAGCTTCTTCGATTGATGCATTGTTGCAGAAAGCGGAAACGCAGACCGCACAACTGGATGCTCTATTGCAAAAGGTTGAGTTGTTAACCGCTGCCTATGACGCTGTCTTGCAGTATCCTGGTCTTGAAGTTTCTGCTTCTACTGATGCGCTGTTGCAAAAGCTGGTAACAGCAACCGTTGGTTTTGATGCGGAGATTATCGCTGGAACTAAAACCGTTGAGACGGCCCTGGATGCCCTGCTGCAAAAACTGCAAAGCGTTCAGACGGGCCTTGATGCGATCTTGCAGAAGTTAGTAACAGTTACTGCATCTGCAGATGCACTGCTGCAAAGGCAGGCTACGACCACTTCTGGTGCAGATGCAGTGCTGCAAAAATCTGTGCTAGCGGCAGCGAGTTTTGGGGCTATGCTGCAAAAGTCTGGTATCCAGTTAACCGCATCCCTCGACGCAAAGCTTCAGCAGAACGTCTTGACAACTGTTGCCACAGACGCTATGCTGCAGAAAGTAGAAAATCAAAGCGTTTCTGTAGGGGCGTTATTGCAGGGAACGGTTTTGGTTTCTACTGCTATGGATGCTTTTCTTAGCGATCTCCGGGCAGTTACAGCACAATTTAATGCGTTGCTGCAAAAGACTGTTGTAAGAACCGCATCCACAGATGCAATGCTTCTAAAAACCGTAGGATTAACGGCATCGTTTGGCGGTCTTGCCCAGAAGTTGAATTTGACTGTGGGCGCCAGTGCAGATGCAACGCTGCAAAAGGTTGAGCAAGTAACCGCAGCTCTTGATTCAATCCTCGGAAAGAATGTATTGCTAACCGCGGGTTTGGATTCCCAACTCGTTCAACAGGTTTTAAAGCAAGTAGGGCTTGACGCCCTTCTATTTCGACAGGTGGTTTTGGTAGGAAGCCTTGATGCTTTCCTCATTTACACTCCCGGACATTGGCCAGCGGAAGGCGAACTTTCAGAGGGCTGGAGTGGGGAGACAGAAAAGGTAAATGGTTGGACAGCCGAAACCTCTCAGTCATCAACATTTTCTCCTGAATCCGAGGCAGACAGTACCTGGATTCCTGAGGACAGTAAAGAGAACACTTGGCACTAGGAGCTGACTAATGGTTGCAACAGTACAGATTGTGGAGAAGAATGGAGCTGGCGGTACCCCCACCGATAAGACCTCCGGAACCATTCGCTTTAAGAATGCTGACGATGCGACGGTCGATACCAATGATCCTATGGTTATTCCTGGGTCTGGTACCGACTATTCGTTTGAGAAGTGGCTGCGGTTGAATGTGACCGTTGCTCCGGACACCAACATCAGCAACCTGAAGGTATACACTGACGGAGCCAATGGATTTGGAACTGGCGTCGGAATGCACTGGAAGGCCGTTACCGCCTACAGCACCCCGGCAGAGGCAACGGCGACAACCGGCTATACCGATGCTTTTACTTATACCAGTGGCAGTGCGCTTTCCCTTGGCGCAGGTCCATATACTGGAACCGGGGAGAAAGGTGATCACCTCGTTGCCATCATGACCGTCGCTGACACCGCTACTCAGGGGTCACTGACAGCGGAAACCGTTACCTTCAGCTACGACGAGATTTGATATGAACGCAGGTGTACAGGACCATTGCTATATTACTGAAGAGGCTGACGGTTCTATTCATGCCGTCAGCCCTTCACTGTCAATGACGGTACTCCCGGTCGACGGTCGTCCAGGGAAAATCTTCAACCGTAATGGAATCAAGAAGCATCTTGACGGACGTCCAGTAGAGCACGTGCGTTGGCTGGTGGGAGAGCTGAATGGAGTAAGGGTTTACATCCACCAGGGCGCAGTCATTATGACAACCGAGGATCTGTATCCATAAAGTATGATGATATCATTTTGAATATTAACATACTTTTAAAGGAGGTTTCATGGCCGTTTTAACAGGAGCACTGATCAGCACCGCCATCAACGGTGTTAAAGAAATCGCAGGAAAGTATTTTGATAACAAGGAGCAGGAGGAAAAGTTCGTTGCGGAATTCCGTACGAAAGTCCTGGATGTCGTTATCGAGGAGTTGCGAACCTCCGTTGCTATCATCGTCGCGGAGGCTAAGGGAGACTCCTGGCTGCAGCGAAACTGGCGTCCGATAACCATGCTGACGTTTGTGGGCTTGGTGGTTGCAAAGTGGCTGGGGTGGACTGCAGAGGGCGTTACGGAAGTTGTGGAACTGCAGCTTATGGAGCTGATCAAGATCGGTCTTGGCGGGTATGTTATCGGCAGAAGTGTCGAAAAGACAGCGAAGATCGTCGCACCTGCAATTAAGGAGGGGATGCGAAAACGTCGGTTGGGACAGAATGCAAATGATATCTTTGAGGAGTTAAACCCTGATGGATAAACCGATGATTCTCAAGTGGTGGCCCGTTCTTGTGCTGCTCGGTACGTTTCTCATAGGCTGGGGAACGAATAAGGCTGATATCGAGCAGTTGAAAAAAGGCGCTGATGAGGCCCGAGCTACCACCGTACATCAAGCCGCCATTGATGAGCGGACCAAGAATATCGCTGAGGACTTGAAAAAGCAGGAAACGCTTTTGATTCAAATCCTCCAAAAGATCGGAGATCGGTAATGGATCGTGATACCGCAGTTAGTGTTATTGCAAATCGCTTGGGCCGGCGAAGCGATCCCGCTCGTTTGAACATCGCTACTGAAATGATTGTAGCGCAGGAGCGGCTGGAGAATGAGATGGAGGAGATTCCATGGTTTCTCATCTCTGAAAAGGAAGAGACCGCTACAACGGCAAACGATGAGCGGGTTAAACTTCCAGACGATTTCCTGAAGGAAGTTGACGATATGTTTCTCTGGCTTTACGATGCCACTGCCGATGATCCAGAAAAGGAACTGGAAAAAGGCTTTTATGATGACATCGTTAACAGTGAGCGGTTTACCGGAAGTGGAGCTCCAAAGGTATATGCGATTGTCGGAGACTACTTTCGGCTCCGGCCGATCCCTGACAGTAACTACACGATCAAGATGATCTACGCGAAGCGTGGAACCGCTCTAACCTCTAACATTGAGAATGAATGGCTGAAACACGCATCAGAGTTGTTGATCGCTGAAACTGGGATGATCGTTGCGGAAAATGTGCATAACGATAAAGCATACGCAAGGTTTTCTCGGGATAAAATGGCAGCGAAAACGGCTTTAATGAAAAAGATGGTGGCCAGGCAAATGGCTAACCAAGAGCTCTTTATGGGCGGAGGCGAATAATGGGAATTGAAACTGGCAATTATATCTCGGATTTCGTCTTGACGAATCCTTTGGGGAGTGACGATCGGTCGACTTCGGATAACCACCATCGGCTGATTAAAACCTTCCTGCAGAACTCCCTCCGGAACCACGATGCGCCTGCAGTTATTATTCCAGCGGCTGCCGGTGGTACCGCCAACGCGCAGACACTGACGTTGACTCCAGCGTTGGCCGCTTATGTAGCCGATATGATCGTGTGGTTCTGGCCGGTCGCTGATAATACCGGAGCAACGACGATTAACATCAATGGGCTTGGAGTGAAAACTATCGTTGACCGGCAGGGGAATGCGTTGGTGGCTGGCGAACTGCAAACCGAGGTTCCCGCCTGTATCGTATATAACGGCACCAACTTTGTTCTGGTCAATCCGTTCCTCACCATCACTGACTTTGCCAAGACTGTTTTGGATGATGCAGATGCAGCAGCGGTCCGGACTACAATAGGAGCAGAAGCAGCGGATGCGGATATCCTGAAGGCCGATACAACAGATCAGCTTACTGCGGGTTTTACAACCTCGATTGAGGTCATTATCGGGGCATCATACGCTGTTGACTTTAAAAATCAAATGTTGGCTACATGGAGCATTACGGCCAACATTACCATTAATGAACCAACAACTGCCGGTGAGTATGGGATTAAGACCATTGTTATCTCCGTAGACGCTACTAACAGGACAGTAACACTGGGAACGGATGTAACACTTACTCCCTCATCACCAACAACGCTAACCGCAAATAAAGATTACTGGGTTACCATCATCCGCACCAGTGATACGTCAACGACGGTTGCTATCATGGAGATCGGCTAATGCTATTCATGGGATTACCTGAAGCGAACCGGAGGAGGCTTGATTTCATCGAGTCGCTTTCCGATGCAGTTTCGAGGAGTACCTATACGCTTACTCCGGCCTCCGTCTCATCTGGCAATAAGATTCTAGTTGTAACTATCGGCTCAGCTGATCGAAACGACAATAACGCAGAGGTTCCAACGGGAGTTACTTACAATGGAACCAGCATGACAAAAGCTGTTGATGGGGTCGGTACCAGTTTGAGTGATGTAGCTGGGGCTATCTATTACCTTGAAACCTCAGATAATACAGGGAACTTGGTTATCTCCTTTAGCGATACACAGTCAGGGGTTGGGGTATTCGTTTATGAGGTTACTGCTAATGGAGCAGCGGCACCTACCCAAGCAGTGTTTGAAGGAAACCTCAGTCCAACGACCGTAAGTTTTTCTGGAAAGTCCGGAGAGGTTTATGTAGGAATACACATAGATAATCTGGTCGATCCTATGTCAGGGCCTATGGTCGATGATGGGACAATCCAAACAGCTGACGATGGAGCAGAGGACAGATTCGTTCGCGGTATGCACAAAAACAATGCAGCACCGGTGTTTGAACAGGATATTGCCGGAGCCGCCGCTGATTATTTGTACGCCTCTTGGAGTTAATTATGCAACAATACAAAGATTTTGAAGGAAACGTTGGGTCCACTCGTTTGAAAGGTGAGAGTGGACGGTTGTATGGCACCCCAGCGCTATACTCTCCGGGGGAATTAGCAGCAATGTTGGCCGACGGAATTGTGGAGTATACTCCTCCACCGCCTCCTCCTCCTGTAGTAACCATTCCCTCCCACGTCACCCGTTATCGCTTGAAGCTGGCCCTTCAACATTTCGGTAAGTGGGATGCTGTTAGCGCCTTTATCAAAGCTGATCCTGAGCTGTATGATACCTGGCTGATTATCAACGATGTTGCTCGAAGCAATCCGTTGATTACACAGGGGTTGACCGCCCTGGGAATCACAGCAGAAGAAGCCGATCAAATCTTCCTTTACGCTGACTCACTGGAAATCTAATGCCACTCATTCGCGTTCGAGACTTGGATACTTTCGGCATTGTCCGGGACACCCCCTCGGACCAATTGCCTCCACTTGCTTTTTCAGAGGGCAGTAACATTCGCTTTCTGGATGGTGTTGTTCAGCGGTCAAAGGGATGTATTGATACCTATGGCAGCATTGGGGTCGATCCCACATACCTCCTTCCATGGGAAGTTAGCGGGACTCCATATTGGATTTATGCCAGCCCTGCAAAAATTCGTCTGACCGATGGAACCACTGACAGTGATGTTACCAGAGCGGTCGGCGGAGATTATGCTGCCGGAGCCTTGCCTTTGTGGAACGGCGGGGTTCTCGGAGCGGTCCCCATTTTGAATAATGGAGTGGACGTACCGCAGTCATGGGATGGAGCTACCTCTAAGTTTGTCAATCTTCCGAATTGGCCGGCAAGTACAACTGCCAAGGTTCTGCGGATTTTCAAACAGTTTATAATCGCCCTGAATATTACAAAGTCTGGGACGAATTATCCAACATTAGTAAAGTGGAGTCAGCCGGCCGCCCCCGGAACCGTACCAACCTCCTGGGACGAAACCGATGATACAAAGGATGCCGGAGAATATTCGCTGTCCGAGACAACGGGAGAGCTTATTGATTGTATGCCGCTTGGCGATATCAACGTCGTTTATAAGTCAGACTCTATTTGGATGCAGCGTTTCCAGGGCGGCAAGTTTATCTTTCAGTCCTCGAAACTTTTCCAACGTCATGGATTGCTCGCGCAGAATTGTGTCCAGGAGTTTGACAAAAAGCATTTCTTTGTCTCCCGCGGAGACTTAATGATTCACAACGGTACGGTTCCTGAGTCCGTTGCTGATGGTAAGATTCGAAGAGCTTTCTTTGCTGAGCTTGATGATACCAACTACGAGCAAGTAATTACCGTCGCTAACGAGCAGGATAATGAAATCTGGGTGTGTATCCCTATGGTTTCCAGTGCAGGTCTATTGGTGAAGGCGCATATCTGGAACTGGAAAACAGGGAAATGGGGGGAAATGGAGCTTCCCAATCTTTCATTTCTAGCCTCCGGTATCATCGTCGATCCCTCCGCTTCAACCACATTTGATAGCGACTCCGGCACATTTGATGGCGGAGAGTCTGGACCCTTCAGTGGCGCCCTTGTCGGAAATAAAACGCCTTCGATCATGGGCGGGTTAGCTGGAGCTAGCCGGCAGCTGTATGAAATGAATCAAGGGCACACCTTTGACGGAGTTTCTTATGAATCATATATACAGCGAAGTAACCTCGCGGTCATCGCCCAGAAACATGACGGCTCGTTTATCGTTGATCCGAAGCGTCATAAACAGTGTAATGAAGTTTGGCCGCTTGTTGATGCTGATCCTGGTGTCACTCTCAACATTTATGCTGGGAGTAGTGATACTATCACCGGGGACGTGGACTGGGACGGACCTCTTAGCTTTGATCCTTCTGTGGATGAAAAAGTTGATCCTCTTGTAAGTGGAAGATATTTGCATTTTAAGTTCGCTGTGGTTGGGAATGGTAAATGCAACTTTCATGGATTTGACTTCAACGTAGAAGATCTGGGGATGTACTGATGACAATGCAACTGCAGCCGTTGGAGCTTCCTCCGCAAGGATACTCCCCTGAATATCTTCAACAAGAACTGGAGAAGCTGCATAATATCATTTTCTTCCTTCTGGAACACACACAGCTCCGTACCCTTCATGTAGCCCCAGACAAGGTTTGGGATGGGTTAATGGTTAAGGCTGATGGAACGGATTGGAATCCAGGCTCCGGTTCTGGAACATATGTTTATGACGAGGCTACAACCTCTTGGAAACTTCTAGGATAAGGCGATGGCAAAAGACCTCGGTATTTTAAGTCGGCTGCAGCAACAACAGCAGCAAGCGCCGGCGCAGTCGGGAGGACAGACAGTTAATGTCATCCCGTATTCTACACTCATGCAACAGACGCATAACAATGCTCCGGTCACAAACAATCTCCGTGAGTTGACGACTCCTTTGGATCAAAACCTTTCTCCGTTGGAGCAGTTTAAACAGCATCGGATGCGGCTGAATGCAGCAGCTACTGCACAACGTCCGCAGTATCCGGCCTGGAATACAAACGCTTTTCCGGCGGCACAGTCAGCTGGTTTAAATGTCGGCTCAAACCCTTTCGGTGGTATGCCGGGAGGCGGAGGTGAAGCTGGCTCGTATGGAGGAGATGGACAGACGCCTTCCGGTTCGTTTGGTCCTATGACTCCAGAAGGTTTGACTATGACCAACCTCGTCAGTCGTGCTATCATGGGGCCAGTTTTTGGATCAATGCCCGGAATTGCCGGCATGACTGCCCAGGGAATTTCCATGGCGGATGCAATCGCTGTGCAGGCAGGTTTAATGACACCACAAGAGGCTGCATTTAACGCCTCGCTTCCAGCTGGTATTGGTATGGGATCTGGTTTTTATGGGGGAGGCGGATATGACAACGTTGGCCACGAGGTTTCCGATAATGATTCTTTCTCCAGTATCGGTGGATGGGGCGCCTGGGGAGATGATAACGAGGGGTACGGGGACTCTGGCTCAGGAGGAGGCGATGCCGGTGATGGTGGGATGGGCATGGGCTCTGACGGAACCCCTGGTGGAGGATCTCAATCGGATAATGACGGAGCAATGGGGGGAATCTGGTGAGATTGCTTCGTGTCGCACCCCAGCAAATTGATCAAGTCTGGGACACAGTCAGACCCCATATCCAGGACGCTTTGGATAAAACTGGTATGGGATTTCTGACTGATGCCGAACATATAAAAACGGCAATTTGTAAAGATGGGTTGCATTGCTGGGTGGTTGTAGAGGATAATGAAAACATCATTGCAAGTATTGTTACTCGCGTGATGCACCACCCAAAAAGCTCCACCTTTGAGGTAATGCTTCTCGGTGGAGAAAGACTGGACGAGTGGGTAAACGATACCTGGGCTTGTCTTAAACAGATTGCAAAAGACGCTTATGGATGTAAGAGTATCTGGGGTTTTGGCCGTAATGGCTGGGCCCGAAAACTCGACGATGACATCCACCGCAGCGCCATGTGGTATGTAATGTTAGAGGATTAAAATGAGCAAGAGTAACGATACCACGACAGTTCAAAAAGCAGATCCATGGAAGCAACAGCAGCCATATCTGATGGATATCTTTAACAATGCCCAGGCTCAGTTCTACGGGCTTCAGCCGCAGTTTTACCCAGATCCAATTACGGCACCTTATGCTCCGCAGGAACAACTTGGGCAAAGTATGCTGGAAGGATATGCCCTCGGGAACGCACAAACGCAGGCAAACAATGCGCAAGCGGCCCAGGCATTTTCACTCGGCCCTGCAATGTATGCCGACTCAAACCCATACCTGCGCTCGGCTGCACAGGGAGCTATTGACCCAGTTCGTGAAATGTTGATGCAGGAGATTCTTCCTGGCATTCGGCATGGCGCCGTACAAATGGGACAGTATGGCGGAACACGACAGGATCTGGCATCAGCCAGTGCTGTCGATAAAGCTATTGAGGATATGCTGAATACAACCGCTGGTATGTACAGTCATGGTTATGATTCTGGACTGGAGAACATGTCCCGAGCATTGGCACTGGCTCCCCAGACAATGCAGCTTGGAACGCAGCCTATGCAGTATCTGGCGACCTCAGGTGCTATGGATCGTGATATGCATCAGGCGATGCTTGATGAGCAAATCCGCCGCTGGAACTTTGCACAGCAGACACCTAGCGCGCAGTTGGTAGATTACCAGCAGTTGATTCAGGGGCAGTATGGCGGAACCTCTACTTCACAGTTGGATTCTGGTGGGAACGATTTAACCCAGGCTCTTGGCGCCGGTATAGCCGGGTATTCTGGCGGCGCATGGCTGGCCAATCAATACCCAAGTTTAGGGTGGACACCGTCTACCGCAGGTAATATTGGCGCAGGGCTGTCGGTTCTGATGAGCTTATTCTAAGGAGGAAACATGAGTATTTTTAATTTCTTGATGGCCATGGCTTCCGGGAATATGTCACCAGAGCAACTGGATCAAGCAGCTACAGCACTGGCGCAAAAAGCTGATCCGGCGGAATTCATGCAAGGTATTGAACAGGCAAAACCGGTTATCCTCGGTCAGATGAAAGCGGACCCAAACACATCGCCGGCAAGGGAAACCCCAAACGTTCCTTGGCAATCACTGCCGCCGTCGAATGTGGGTAAGGGGCCAAACGAGGTTTCACTGGCAGTGCCGGAGAATACTGGCATTATACCAAAGAAGCCAACTGCACCCGTTCAACCTCGAGGTGCATTGACGCAGCCTACGGATACGGCTGAACAGCCGGATGACGGAGAGGCAAAACGCCGGGAAGCGTTGATGGCTCTGGCAGGTATCCCGATGGGCGGGAATCAGGCTCCGCCTCCTGCGGGGGTGCGAGCTGTTGGGAATGCTTCCCCCGCACAGACGGTATTGCCTGATCTCTTTGCACAGCAGATGCAGGGAATTCCACTCCCAGGTCTTGCACAATATTTGATGATGGGAGGTCGCAATGGCTGATCTGAGTTTCTTGACTGGAAATGTAGCCCCCGGACAGGAGGTTGCAGCGCAGGATTACTCATTTAACAATGGACGCTTTCAGCCCAATACTGCCCCTGACGTAGAGCAGGAAAAACGAAAGGCGGGGTGGAAACAGGCGTTGAGTGGGTTGGCGGACGATCCAGATGCACTGATGACTCTGTTTGTTCTGGGCAATACCATGGCGCAGGGAGGAAACGCTGGACAAGGAATGCAGAATGCAATGCTGTATCAAGGACAACTGGCAAAGTTGCGGCAGGCGCAGGCTGACCGTCAACGGAGCCACAGGGTCGAGGACCAAAAGCTGGCCATGGAGGCTCGCCGAGTAACCGCAACCGAGGGTAATGTCGACGTTGCCAGAACTCGAAATCGTTTGCTGGAGGAAGAAGGTGTATTGAACAGGAAAAAGTTTGAAGCAGGAGCCGCTGGACGGAAAGCCGATACAGCGAGACTGACTGCGATGGCCCGGAAATATGAGGCAGAGACCAAACAACTGGACACCGGTATGGGAGCTAAGCCTGGGGCTAATCAACAGTTGATTACCTTCATGGCAAAGAAAGCTATGGATCGTGGCGGTATGGCAGCCGATGGTACGAAGTTTGGTTCCGAGAATGAGGCTGTGCAATACTACTTTAACAAAGTGATATCGCAAGGGAAAGGAAAAACTGCACAACAGTTCCGGGATGAAATCATGTCGTCTGTGCTGTCGCAGGGAACGGCCACTCAAAAGGATATCAACGAACTTACCGCTTTGCTGGATCAGACCTTTCCCGGTGCGGCCGCGGATAATCCCGGGACAGCTACGGACGCGCCCGTACAAGTTAAGACTATTGAGGAGGCGCTGGCCTTGCCGAAAGGCACACAATTCCTTGATCCTAACGGAGTGTTGAGGGTACGATAATGAGTGATTGGGACCAGTTTGCTAAAGCAGAAGAGAACTCTTGGGATCAATTCCAAGTAGTATCTCCAAACGAGGAACCACCCGCTGAAGAATCCGATAATGAAAGTTCAGTTGGAGGGTCCTTCAAGAGAGGGCTTCTTCGTGCGCGTCAGGGTTTGGAATTCCTGGGGGTGCCAACTGATTTGGAGGGCGCAGCCAAGACGGTAATGGGCGGAAGGGTTTTGGGTAATCCAGACGCTCAACGTAAAGGCATGGAAACGGAAAAGCAAATTCGCGCAATTCCGCAGAATGAGACTATGCAGAAGGCATATAAAGCTGCGTCGAAAGAAGAAGGGCTTGTTGATACAGCCGGAGCTTTTATTGAAAATGTTTGGGAATCTGACGAAAAGCTACGGTTCTTTACTGAAACTGCAGCAGAGCTGATTCCTCAAATTGGTACAATGGCTCTCGGTACCAAAGGTATGGGAGCGTTGACAGCAGGAGGAAAGATTGCCACCCTTTCGCCAAAAGCTAAGGCAGCGATTAACCTACTTGGCGGCGGTGGTGCAAGCTCGTTTCTGAATACCTATGGCCCGAATGTTGCTGAAGCGCTGGAGAAAGGACTGGAGTTTGATCAAGCGCAGGCAAGGGCTGCGTTGCAGTCGGCCGCGCAGGGTGGTGTCGATGCGTTGACATCTGCTGTTATTCCCTTCAAGATAGGTCCGAATCAGTTTACCAATATCCCCGCACAGACACTGCTGCAAATCCTCGGAGGTGGTACTGGCGAGGCCGTTCGCAGCAAGGTTGTCGGAGAAGAAGTTAACAATGTTGATGTTGTAGTGGAAGGATTGCTGGAGGCTATCGGCCTGCCGGGAGATTTCCTTGCTGCTGCATGGGCAGGTGCTTGGGATAAAGTCGGGACGAAAGCAGATGGCGAGTCAGATAATGATCTACCTCCGATGGAGGACGTTGAAACGGAGTCGGAAGCTACAAGAGATATTCCACAGAGTCAGATTGAAGCGGGCCTCGAGCGGATTAACGCTGCTGAAACGGTGGAGGAAAAACTTAAAATAGCTACGGAACTGGCAGGGGAATTTCAGGAAAAGGTTGCTATTGATCCTGCAATGGAGCAGCCTTTGGTTCAAGGGGTTGACCCTGACGCGCAACAGGAAACTCAATGGCCAACAACCGTTCAACAGTATGACGACCTTGGAGTGCAATTTGGTAGCCGCACAGGGGATGGAACTGCTGATGAACAGTGGACGGCAGAAGAACTTGATACGAAACTGGAATTGATCGACCGTCTGGTTGCTGAGAATGAACTCAATAATGAAGATGCCTTGAGGATGCAGTCGGAGCTGCTAAAGGTTCAGGAAGGCGTGAAGGGCATTCGAGCTGCTCTGGAGGACGGAGAGTTCCGGATGACAACTCCAGCGGCCCGTCGCGTTTGGAACGGACTCTTTGCCCGTGATCTCGGGACCGTCAAGAAAAGTATGGAACCCGGAGATGTCGTTGCTGTTGGATTCGGCAGAGCGATGCTGGATACTACATCCGCCGGTGATAAGCAGATCGAGAACGGCGTTAAGCTGGCCATGGGAGCTATCCATAACTGGAATAAAATGTTCAACCCAGGGGCGAAGGTTGTTCTGGTTGAGGGAAATACTTTCGATCAAAGAAACTCTCATCTTAACAACCCTATGGGATCGTTGAGTGGAGGAAAAGATGGCATCCATTATATCTCCCTGCAGAAAACCTTGACCCAAGGGCATTATGCGAAAGCGCAAATTTACTCCGTTCTCGCCCATGAGTATGGACATCTGCTGATTAATGAAAGATTTAAGACAGCAAGCTCAGCGGTCAAAGCTGGATTGATTAATGGATATAGGAATTGGCTGGCCGAGCGGGTTATTAATAAGGATACTGAAAAGGTTGGAGATTTAAAAGAAACTCGTTTGAATCCTTTTGGGGAGGATCGAGGAGAGCGTCATAGACTGAACAGACCTTTATGGAGTAACTCTTTTTTCGATGGACAAGAACTGGTTAATCAACGTCCGAGGGATTATTACCTTTCCTTTAATGAATATCTGGCGGAAAGTATCTCGACGGTTTTGACGAAGGAGCATACTGTTCGTGGCCCCGTTCGTCACTGGTTGAAGAAAACGGAGACCATGCTGCGGAGGTTTTTCAAATCCGTTGCTGGACAGAATATCGGTGTTACAAAGTCTGTCGACGATTGGATGGCATCGTTAAGGTTTCAGACTCTGGCAGAACAGCTGGAACAACTCAATGCACAGGAAAATGTTGGCGCAGCTTTAACGTCAACAAACGAAAAGCTGGTTTCAATGGGATTGAAAAAGCTCGCTAAAGGAATAGAGAAGGTTACTGGAGCATCACTCAACCTTCCACCTGAAACAGAAAGTGGACTGGAGGTTAATGATACCCCAGCAAAGAGCATCGCAAGCTTTAATGGGTTTATGAAGTGGATGCTAACGCTGACACAGATTGAACAGGAAAATGCGGATGTTCCCGGGGTACTGAAATACGTCGAGGGAATTCGTAAGTGGTGGGCGGAGAAAGGACGGTTAACCCACCTCGCTGATCAGCGGATTCGTGAGTTGTCTGCCTTGTCGAAAGCGGATCGACACGCTTTTTCACACTTTGTCCATGAAGCTACGATTAAGAGTGATGAAGTTGGTCGGCGTTTAAATGGGGATGAGCTGCAAGAACTGATGTCCAAGTGGCCAATGGGTGAACAGGCACAACGGTTGATTGAGGAAACACAAGCTGATTTCCATATGATCTTGGACGAGATTTTCAGTGTTCTTCGGGCCGACCTTGCACGGAGGTATGGACACCTATCTCCAAATGATCGGGATGCGGTCATCCAACAGAAAACACAACAGTTGACAAAAGAACTGCAATCGTTGAAGAACCATAACTACTGGCCCCTGAATCGCTTTGGTCAGTATTGGGTGCAAGCGAAGGCTCCAAAGGATATGAAGTTTCAGGGTAGAAACTTTAAGGAAGGAGAGGTGTTTCTGTTTGAAACCTTTAATACTGAGAAGGAGCAAAGAGCACGACAGCAGCAGCTGAAAAAATCCTACGGAGATCGGATTGGTGGAGGAAAGTTTTCCGAAGTGGAAATGACCTTTCAGGGAATGCCACCACAGTTGGTAGGTAAGCTGAAGCAATTGATGCTGGAAGGCCTGGAAATTAACGATCAAATGACGGAGGAGGAGAAGGCGACCGAACGTGGGAAGATGGATGAGCAGCTGAAACACCTGGACGATATGCTGCATAACCTTGCACCGGGACAGAGTTTTAAACATCGACTACAAAGGAGGAAAGGAACTCCTGGCTATGACATGGATGCCATTCGAGGATATGCGTCGTATATGCAAAATGCTGCAAATCATATTTCCAGGATCAAGCATTACGCTGAGTTGATGGATTCCATCGGAGAATTGCGGACATTCAGAAAGCAAGTCGAAGATACTGATATTGGAAACAAAGAAGCAGGATTGGAAGATTTTCTCCGCCGGCATTATCAGTACTCAATGAACCCTGGAAATGAATGGGCGAACCTGCGTGCTCTGGGTTTCCTTTGGTACCTCGGGTATGTTCCCAAGTCAGCGTTCGTGAACTTGACGCAGCTTCCGCTGGTAACGTATCCTCATCTGGCCGCAAAGTTTGGGGATGTAAAAGCAGTCGGAGCGCTTGCGCGGGCAATGGGAGATATTAAGAAGGTATGGACATCTGGTACTGAACTGGAACCACATTTACGCGCTGCGGTTCAGGCCGGTGTGGAAGCTGGATTCTTGGAAGAGTCCTTGGCGACAGAACTGGCAGGTATGGCTGAGGGGAGTAATCTGCAACGGTTGCTTCCAGGAAGTTTTCTCAAGTCTGAGCGTGCCGCCAGGGGGATTCGTCAGGTCTCTCACTTAGGTGCCTGGATGTTTCAACAAACGGAGAAGATGAACCGTTTGATTACATTCACTGCTGCGTTTCGCCTTGAGATGGAAAACTCGGGAAATGCAGAGACGGCGTATAAGGTAGCTCGAGATGCCGTTGAAAATACACAATATGAGTATGCGCGGTGGAATCGTCCTCAGTTGATGCGGGGACGGAAATCGAGTCTGTTCTTGTTTAAGATGTATTTGCAGAATACGCTGTACTTCGCTGCAAGAAACCCAGGAAGTGGAAGGTACTTGGCAATGTCATTTTTGCTGGGTGGACTTTCCGGTATGCCGTTTGCAGATGACCTCATGGATCTGCTGAAAATCTTCACTTCACTGTTGGGCAAACGCTTTGGCGTATCCGATCCATTGGTCGATATGGAAAAGGATTTCCGTGAGATGATGACCGGAATAGGCGTTAGTCCCGATCTGTTATTGCACGGCGCATCACGCCATACGGGCGGCATATTCGATCTATCCGGGTCATTAAGCATGGGGCAGGTCATACCGGGGATTGAAGGATTATCAGATGTCGTTACGGGCCGACGGGATTTTGCACAGGGACTGGAGTCAGCCGTGGAAGATGTTAGTGGCCCGTTGTTTGCGGTGCCATTACAGATGATGCGCGCGATGGCTTCAAAGTCTCCAGATAGATGGAGAGAAACCGAGAAGATGCTGCCAAAGGCTCTGTCAAATATAAGCAAGGCAATACGGAGAGGAACAAGAGGATATGAAACTTCATATTCAGGGGCAGATATCTTAGCCCTGGATTATGATCCCACTGATCCGATCCATATGGCTGAACTTATCGGGCAAGCCCTGGGATTTGTCCCCACAAGAGTCTCGGAGGAAATGGATAAACGCTGGGCTATGAAGCAATCCCATTTATACTGGAGTGCCCGGGCAACTCATTTGCGGATGCAGCATAACGTGGCACGAAAGGCAGAGGACAGGGAAGCGATTGCTGATGTAAAGGAAGCTATCCGTCGGTTTAATCAGCAGGTTCCGAATGGAGAGTATCGGATTACCGGAAAGGAACTGTCGGATTCGTGGAAAGCGAAGAAGCGAAACTGGAAAAAGGAAAGCCAGGGCCGAGGGATTACCAGGGCCCAGGATAAGTTGTTTAAGGATTATACAGAGGCTTGGACAGAGGACGCACCCTGAGGTTGGGAAGCGGTTAGCTGCTCGTTATAGTATTTCTCACTGACGAGCAGCACCCTTCCTTGGGCGTTGATGAGCCGGATCATACCGGCATCCATACAGGTTTTTATTCCTTCCTCAATCTCCCTGGATGAAAGTGTTCTTGACAATTCTCGCACCAGCACAGACCGGTCGACAGCATTGTGTTTACATACCACTCCATACACCGCTTCGGTAAATCTGGCGGAATCTGACTGACCGATAAGCTGGAACACCTTGGGCATCTCTGCTTCAAGGTCCGTGATAATTCTTCCTGCTTCTTCGAGATCCTCCTTTTCAATAACCAAGTCAGTGTGGCGCGCAGCAGCGAGGATAATTGCAAGTTTATGTATGTGCGTTTGCTTACGGGCTTTGTATCCAGCCTTTTGATTGTCTTGCTCAGTATGTCCTCGAGTATCCGCGTAATGTTCTGCATACCAATCCTCTCCATATTGTAAGGCTTCTGGAGTTAATTTGTATTCTCCGAAAAGCTGCGAAATCATTTCCAGGTCATGGACCAGATCTTTTTCCAGTTCCTTTAATTCGGTTGGAACGTGACGGGAAGGGTAAGCAACAAGATGGCGTTTCTCCTCCGCGTAAACGAAAACACAACGGGAGGTAAAACCACCGCCTACCATGTACTTAGGAAAGTTCTCGGCAATCCAGGCTGGAGTGGTACAAGCATTCATGTTAATCCAGGGATTAACGATAAGATCACTTCCCTGAGTCTTCGTCACCTTCTCCCACGTTCCCAACTGTCCGTCCCACAGGCTCACCATTACATCCACCATCTCCCGATCCCTCGGGTCCATGAAGGTTCCGAACTCCGAACTGGATATTGTGATGCAACTCATTGGGTGACCGAGTCCGTCTGGACCTGGAACCTCCTCCGTGCTTTTCGCTAAGGCGTCTGTCAGCGCCTGCCACGTAACAGCATCTGGGCCAAACCTCACGTCCGGCACCTGCTTTAATAAACGCATTGCGATTCCGGCAGTGGTTGACTTCGATACAATACCCGGAGGGGCTACAAACACAATATAAAAGTTTGGAGTCCATTGAAAATATACCTGATCGATCCAAACACGACGACGGAGAGCGCCGGCCACAGCGCTAACCCCAGCCCAGAAATGAAACTTCTCCGGGGCTTCGGAATACTTAGTGTATTGGAGGTAAGACTCTAGCCAGTTTTTCAAACGGCGTTCGGGCATTAGAGGCTCCTATAAAGTATGATGATATTATTCTAGATATGATCGTACTTTACTCATCACCCTCATCAAACCGTTCAGGAATTTCCATAAAGTCAAAGAAGAATACTGGGATGGAAAGCTGTTTTGCCAGGGCAATTTCCTGTGCAATACCTTTGGAATCTTCCCAGCCGTGCAGACGAACAACCCAGAGTTCAGATGCTTTTGCCAGGATAGCATAATCAATACGATGCCAGAAATCAAACGTTCTCGGCATATCAAATTTTGCTGCAAGCGGATGGTTATGAACAATGGGAGAGAAAACATTATATCCCCGTTTAAGGGCTTCTGCTGTATGCTCCTCCGCCATGTCATAACGGTGCTCCATTCTTCTTGGATCGGAGTCTGAATAAGGTGTCGCAAGGTAAATGAAAGACATTGGTATCTCCGTGTTAGTTATTTTTTACTTGAGGTGTATGTGGTTTTGTATTGTCGCTATACTTCCCACGGCACCTTGGCTACATCACCCCAAGATACTTCTGAAATTTCCAGTCCTACTGGGATGACCAGAGGATCGTCATAGGGTACGGTGACGAGGAGCTGTTCTCGAATCTGTGGCCGTATCCAGGGGTCATACTTTTTCTCATACTGAAAGACAACAGAGTCATGAACTTGAAGAAGCATTTCGACCTGAGGGAGATTCTCATCCAGGTTCGCAAGGCCAATGTTGGTGACGATAGCAACAGTTGACTGCGGTACCCAAGCCAATGCTTCTGGTAGAATTCCATCAATCCTGTCAAAGTAGATACGGTGGAAGCCGAACGGGTTAACAACCCTGCGGTCGAGCATAAGCTGTTGTTCGGTTCTGTCGTGCCACCTTTTGATCCCAGGGTGAGTAGCAAACCAGCGCTTTTGTGCATCGTCAGCTTCACGAATAGTGAGACCACAGTTAATAGCCATCGTTCTTGCTGACCCTCCATAGTTTGTTCCATGTACGAAGGCTTTAGCAAACTTCCGCTGTTTCGCATAGCGTTTAGCATGTTCTGGATATTCGGGATGCGTCGGAATAAGTTCTTCCTCAGGGGGAAGTTCCATACGCTTGATTTCAAGTCCGTTTGTAATGTGCATATCAACGCCATCCCGGAGTCTCCGTTTAAGGTCAGCATCATCTGCCTCCCAGACTACCACTTGCAGGTCTGCCCTGTCAAGATCAACGTCGGCAATGATGTAGCCAGGATCGGGAATGAACAGCTTACGGATGTTGGGGAGTTGAGGAGTATAGAAACCTGTCATGTTAACCTCCCCTTACGGTAATCATTGCGCAGAAACCTTTGTCCTCAGACGCGGCTTCGATCCAGGCCATACACTCACAGTGAATGCAGTTAGCTCCGACCCAGGTTATTTGCTCTCTAATGCTGACAAACCTGTTCCCGCAAGTGCCATCTTCCTCCACCAGTCTGGCAAACGGACACCATTTCTTTTCAGCTTCTTCTCTTGTCATTGGTGCAGGCATTAGTGCTCCCCCTTATCCGGTCTAGCAAGGTCAGTAAGAAATTTTTCAAGGATATCCTCGATCATCCGAATGCATTCCTCTCCTACACTATCCGGAGAACTGTCGGAAGTAAGTGAAATCTCCGCTCGCCGTGAAAGGACTGGATAGAAGAGGCGCTCTTGATCTTCTGTATATTCCCTATTCCCCAAAGCGATGTTAATCATAATAGTATCTGGAACCTTAGACATCAACGCCTCCTTTCAAAACATTTAAAGGTATCGACAGCTCGGGTAACGGCGGTGTATAGCCATTGCTTCCGTTCCTCCCTCTTCCCCCGCCAGTTGAACATACCATCGTCGATCAGGATAACGTCATTGAACTGTGATCCTTGAGCTTTATGGACAGTGACGCTGTATGCAAAATCCATTTGCTGCTTTCCTTTGAACATATAGTAAGGGATTTCATCGGTGACACCGGGATGAGTGTATTCATCAAAGGCAGCGGAAATGATTGGCAAACCCTCATATTCTTTGTCCAACTCTGAGATACAATCCAGGTACATCTCAAAGTTTGTTGGAGTTCCATCCGGCCCTTCTTCATACTCCGCATCTGCCAGAGCCTCAAACATCAATCCGTTAAAGACGCCAGCTCTCTTATCATTACGGAGCGCGATAAGGCGATCTCCTTTCTCTGGATAGGCAGTGGTGAACCCGAGGAGTTTCCGAAGATGGCGGTTGCTTGCCCTGCGTGTCGCATTCTTTCCGACCAGGATTTGTGATGCTTCAAGGAGCGCTTCGTTGGTACAAGCACTAGCCGCAAAGCGCCCTGCTGTCTTCGAGAAGTGTATCGGGATGCTACCGTGCTCTCTAACTGCCATAGAAAGAGCGATGATAGGATTATCCTTTTCCTGTCGGCGAATGTCAGTGAGCATGGTGTCGGGTGTTCCCCCAGTAAAGTACCCCTCACCCGTAATAGGAGGCAGTTGCCCTGGGTCTCCAAGCACAAGAATCGGAACCTTAAAGGAGAGGAGGTCTTGGGCCATCTCCTCCCCAACCATCGAACATTCGTCCAGGATAAGAAGGCTTGCGTCCTTGAGCGGAGACTCCGGGTCGAGTTCAAACGATGGCTCTTTGAGGGTTCGGAGTTCCTGTGTGATGACAAGCGCATCGGCCGGCGAGGCCTTACGGCGTAGCGTTTCAAGTTCCTCGATCCGTTCCTCAT